TAAAGATGCATAAAAAATCATAGTTCCGCCACTAGATGCAGACATATAAGCAAACCCGACAACAGTTCCCCAGTCTGCGGTTGCTGTTGGAAAAGTAATTACAGCATTATTACTTGTTGTTCCCCCAGTACCACTAGACGCTGTAGTGCTTCCCGCTGATTGAGTTCCAGCCCAATTTGATAAACTTGCAGTAACAGCAACCCTAGCATAACTTCCCCCACTAACTTCTGTTCCAGAAGTGCTATCTGTTGGCGCTACTGTGAATAATGCTATATATCCGGTTGCTGGAGGCGTTAAAGACTGCCCCCTCATTAGCCAGTCAATAATTGAGTTTTCATACGCATCAGTTAACGCAGTCATGATAAAGTTACCTCATAGTTAATGTTAAGCAAATTTCCAAACCTTGTCACCGTTTGCGGCAGTGACATGAGGGGAAATCTTGATGTAGTCACTAGGTGAACCCGTCGTTGGCCAGTATCCAGTGAAAACGGTTTCCACTGCTTGCGAGTCGCCAAGCCGGATAGCTTGGTTTGTAGAAGAATCCTGGAAAATACCCCCGTTAAATAGCCTTCCTTTAAAAAGGCCAGAATTAAACAAACCGCCAGTTAAGCTCATTTTTCTATCTCAACATCACATTAAAGCCACGGAAAGATAGGCCATGGCATCCTGTTGCTAATTGAACTTTTTGATAATGATCTTTTCAATAACCTTTAAAGAACTTCCGCCCATGTTTCCAGCAATACCGATTACGCAAGAAGTGACAAGTGGTTTAAGGTCTATGCTTTCACATAACCAAAACGCCAGCACTCCGCAAAAACCGCTAGTGACCATATTCACAATTGCCCTTGCAATTGCGCATTTCCAGCATTTTCCTATTTGATCTACAAATTCTTGTAGGATAGAAACAAGCCCGCCGATTGAACTGAGCAGAACCACCAGAAAGTATTGCAGCATCGGGTAGTCAAGTGGTGTTTTTTCCGGCATGGCGTTCACATGGCTTGTGTTCATTTTTATTTCGCTTCAAGCAATGCGCGTAGTTCATCCGCGTAATTCTGCAATGCGCGGTCACGAACAACTAAAGAGTAGTAAGTCTCATCAGACAAGCATCTCAAGTCTACTGATTTTATTTTAGGAATGTCTGGTTGAGCCGGGATTAGCCATGTCGGAACAGCCTGATATTCGATGGTTGGCGTTGATGCGCATCCAGAAATCAGTAGAGATACAAGAATCAAGGCGCGCATGGAATCAATACCAACGCCGTTTGGGGGGGCGTCCTGATCCGGTTTTACTGTCTATTGCTGCTTTGATCTGAATCCATTCGTCAGTGCCTTTGATCGCACTGATAAGCAACATAACCCTCAATTTCCAGACCGGCTCTTTATCGTAATCGCGCTCGCTCATTCAAAGTCACCCCTTCCTTTTGTGTCGATTGGTTTCTGCCTAGCCTGATCGTCCTTGACCTTCAGCGCGGCCTTGGTTGCGGCCTCCTGCTGCTTTGCCGATGCCAACCGCCGTTCAGACAGTTCATTCTCGACTTGCCGACGCTGCCAGCTTGACCGCGCCCATCCGCTACCGAACAGAAGCGCCAACGCGCCGCAGATGATCGCCAGAATGGTCTCAAGCATCGGCTTGTCCCCGAACCCATTCGCGCCCTACCCAAATTGCAATGACCGCCGCCACCGCCACGCCGTAATCTGTAACAAGAGCCGGAGCAATTTCCCAATGAATAGGTCCATACTCGAAAGATACGCCGCCCGCTATGAAACGAATAGTCATCATCAACCATGACACGCTGACGAAAAACAGCGTTCGACTTTCTCGTCCCCTAGAATCACTCGGGCGTAGGAAATTACCCCATGGCAGAATCATTTTGGTAGCCTGATTATTTTTCCGAAAGCCCAATCCCGCTTGGAGTGGCCGGCGTTCCAGCGGTGAATGTGAAAGGGGCGGTCGCGGCGGATTCCCCCCATGGATTTCTTGCTTTCGCGGTAATAGTCTTGGAGCCTGACACCCCAGAAACATCCCACTTGAGGATCGCGCCTTGCGGAGTTGCAGTCGCCGGGATAATGACGGGCGTCTGAGTACCGGATACCGAAATCACAAACTCGGTCGGCTGCGGGCCACCTGGCGGGTACGGGTCTGACACGACGAACGGCGCGGCATAGATAGGAGCCGACGCCATCGCCCAGAGAAACGGTAGTGCTGAGATATTCTTCATCGATAACTCCAATCGTTGCAGAAATCAGGACGGGCATCATTCCAGCCCACGCACTCGTCCCCAGAATAGCTATATGGCGCACTATCCACAAGAGAAGGCGGCTGCGAGCACGTCCACTGCGCGGACTCTTGCGACCACTGCCAAGACAGCAGCCCAGCGCCAAGGCCACCCAGCGCCAGACCGACCGGGCCAGCGGCTAGACCGCCCAGGGTCGCACCGGTGCCGACCCATCCTCCCCAACGCGCGCCGCCAGCTACGGATTTGCACGTCTCGACATCGCCCGCGTCTCGGTAGCCCAGCGCGATACCTTCCAGCGCGAATTTGGCGATGACGACGCCTGGAAATCCCAGGGGATTCAGTTCAACTGTGCCCGGTACGGACTGCAACACAGCAAGAGAAACTCCGGTATCGACGACATGCGGAGTTACCCACGGAACGCCGTCATCGGCAAGGCAAGGCGATGAAGCAAAGCAAGCAGCGAGAATGAATGCTTTCATTGATTGACTTGCGAATACTGCTCGTACCGATCAGCGACATACCCCTGAACCGTCATCGCGTCATACGCTTGTCTGGCAATGTCCGGGCAGTCCGCTCGCGTGTCCGTCCAGCACGGGCCAGCTTGTCCCATGATCGGCGCGCCGATGCTGGTTAGACTGCGAGCCGTCACGAATCGTCCTACCCATTCATATTCGACTTTATTGCAAACGCCTCGAATGCAATAAGCCCCAGGTCCAATGGGATCGATCGGAGGCACATAATCGCAAGGCGCTGGACCTACGCAGGTAGCGGAGAACGCGCCGTTGCTCGCCATCAAGAGGATGGTCGCTGCTATACACTTTTTCATATCAATATGCTCCTAATAGTTTTCCAATGATCACAAACAGGGATAGCCCGATTGGAACTGAGAAAATCAGCGTCATCGAGACGACGAAGAAAATGGAGTCTTTCATTTCTGTGATGTAATTCCGCTAATCAGGGCGTGGAGTTGTTCGATTGTAATTGTTGCGTTTCTGATCGTGGAGACATGTCCCTCTTGAGTTGATAGAAACACGCTCCCATCTTCCTCTAGCCTGATCTGAACGCCAAGCTGCTGATGCCACACGTCGATTCCCTTCCATACGTTGAACTGCCGATGCGGTTTTGTGACGCGGAACTCTTCCACTTCTTCCGAACATCCAACCATCAACACCTTGCTATCAAAGTCTTTTTTCATCGTTTATGCGCGGCTTGGTAGCGAACATCGGCCATGGCTAAGAGCATGTGGAGATAGTACCTCATGGCTGGAATCCATCTCGCTCAAATAGCCGGCGTTCTGCCAATCGGCGGCGCTTCAGGCCGGCTAGTGATACTTTTTTTCCGGTCTTGGGGTCCGTGGCCTTGTCCCATCGCTCGAACTGCTGTGCGGCGGCGGCGTAGAACCGCTGATTGAGAAGACGTAGCAGTGTCGACCCGGTGAAAGCGCCTAGCCCAACATTGAAGGAAAAGCAGACTAGGGCGTCGAACATGGCTTGCGTGATCGGAGCCGTAACCCGCGCGTTGACACCGGCTGAGAAACGCTCCAGATCAGACAGGAGCAGTTCATCCGCCTGCTCGGCGGTCAGCGGCCGGTCGAACCGCTCGGAGTCGCGGATCAAGTGCCCCCAACCGATAGTCCACTGGTCAGCAGGATCGCGGTACGGGACCGATGCCATTCCGCCTTGCGGCCCCTGCTCGAATTCGTGGATCAGCTCTAGTGCTGCCGGCGATGGTTCGTAAGCCATGCCATCTCCAAGGTCTGAATCAAGTTTTCTGATACACCAAACAAAAATAAAAGTCAATAAGTTAGTGGCCGTGCTTCGGGGCGTATTCGTCGCATAGGGCTGGAAATTCGTGTCGGTCCCAGTCGCACCAGCAAATCATAAACCGCCCATTGTGCCGGAACTGCCTGCAGTGGAAGCACGCGAAGCGGTCGGGGCGGTGTTTGAGCGATATTGCGTTGGCGCTGGGCGTTGGCGGGGTGTGACCGGCAACAGCATTCTGCCGGGGATTGGGCGTTGGCGAGGATCGCTCGTGCTCGATGATCGCAAGCGCGTAGCCGATGACGGCCCAGGCCATGCAGAGCAGAACAGTGTCGATCATGGCTGCAAAAACTCTGGATCGATAATCACTTTACCACAATCGGCACAGCTCATTCTGGGTGTTTCTGGAAATATATCCGCAGTAGGCTTGTATTTATGCGGCGACCCGTTCAGGCAATCAGCCCTTTTTGCTTTGTGATTAATTTCAATCGATATGGTGTAAACGAACTCTTTCTCGCACTCGGAGCATTCTTGCGAGAAAATCACGTCTTCCTCGTATCCATAACCATCGTCATGGTTAATCTCAACATCCGCGCCGCAGTATGGGCATTTAACGTCTTTGCTCATCGACTGTCATCCTCTATATGCGACTGTTTATGTTGATCGCACCCCTTGTATTGGTAAGAATCCAAGCTCATCGCTAGCCGTATCGACATCGCAGCGGTTTGAATTGCTTCCCTGCGAACATCTTCCGCATTTGTCTTATGCGGCTCGTATGTAAGTTGAAGCATGGCCTTGGTGAGTTCTACGTATTCCTCACCAAGGACGGCAAGCGCGTGGAGTGGATCAGTTGGCCATGTTGGAAATTTATTTATTGCTCTTTCAATCTCTGCTTTTACTTCTTCTATCAATTCTATAAATTGCATCTCTTATTCTCCTGTTGCATCATCCCCGACCAATCAAACGTTCCAGCCGCAATCTCATCCACCATATCATCGAAGTTGCGGCCTTCCAGGTTGAGTTTGTTGAGATACGCGAATTGCCGTTGCTTGAGCTTGCGCAGCGTCTCATATCTCATATAGCCAATCGCAAGTTCGCGCGGGTTGTTTCTTTGCAATGCGTCTTCGATGGATAGATCAATAACGTGGCTTGCCATCATCGATCCCCACTTGACCCAAACCCCAACTCCCCGCGCTCACTAGCCACAAACTCATCGACGATTTTGAATTGTGCCCGCACCACTGGGACGATGACCAATTGCGCGATACGATCTCCGGCATTGATCTTGAATTGATCGTCGCTTCGGTTCCAGCATGAAATCAGCAGTTCGCCCTGATAATCGCTATCGATTAGGCCGACTAGGTTGCCCAGCACGATGCCGTGCTTATGGCCAAGGCCGGAACGCGGAAGAATGTAAGCAGCTAGCCCTGGATTGCTGATGTAAATCGATAGCCCTGTCTTGATAAGCCGAACATCGCCAGGATACAGAATCATTTGCTCATTGAGCATCGCCCGCAAATCAATTCCCGCTGATCCCGGCGTTGCATAGGCAGGAAGTGGGAATTCCGTGCCAAGGCGCGGGTCAAGAATTCGAGTCTGGATTTCGTGGTAGTAGAGTTGGGTCATTTCTGTTTCCTCTAAAGTAAACCCGTTTCGGTCAAATTTAGCTGTTTAAGACACTTTCCACGACTACCAGCTACCGTTGCATCAGCCATAGCCAATTGAGACATGGTTGATTTCCTGCTTCATTGATGCCGGTTTCACCGGAGTCTTGCGACTCCGGCCAGAGCCGGCCTCTCCACAGGCTTTACTGGCCGGGCAACTCCCGGCCGCCAGCGCCACGCGCCGGAGATTCAAGGCCGCGTTCACATCGCGGTCGTGCCTTGCGCCACATTCGGCGCAGGTCCATTCGCGGACGGACAGCGGCAACGATTCGCGGTAGCAACCGCATTCGCTACAGGTCTTGCTGCTGGGAAACCAGCGATCCACCAGCACCACCACGCCACCGGACAGCGCGGCCTTGTATTCGATTTGCCGGCGCACCTCGTAAAACCCGATGTCCGAAATGGACCGCGCCAGCTTGTCGTTCGCCATCATGCCGCGCACGTTGAGGTTTTCCACGCCGATCAGCGCGAACCGTCCGGTCAATGCCGTGGTGGTCTTGTGCGTCCAGTCTTTGCGGATGTGCGCGATGCGAGCGTGCAGCTTCGCCAGCCGCGCGGCCGACTTGCGCCGGTTGTTGGAGCCTTTCACCTTGCGGGAATGCTGGCGCTGGCGCCGCTTGAGCGCCCGCAAGTACCGCTTGAGCGGCTTGGGTCCGGCGAGCTTTTCCCCGGTGCTAAGGGTGGCGGCGACGCTCACGCCAAGATCGATCCCAACAGCGGGACGCGCATCGACTGCTGGCAACTCGGGAAGCGAGACCAGGACCGGAACCGAGAGGAACCAGCGTCCCGCTTCGCGGCTGAGGGTGGCGCTCCGCGGTTCACCGTCGAACCGCAGGGCTTCCCGCATCCTGACCCAGCCGATCTTGGCGAGCTTGACGCGCTTGCCGTCAAACCGGAAAGTGCCAGGACCGTTGTCCAGCCGGGCGCTATCGCGCTTGAACGGCTTCTTGAACTGCGGGTAGCCGGCCGGCTTGATGCCCTCCCGGACCCGAAGGAAGAAATTCGTGAACGCGGTTCCCACGTTCTTGATGGCCTGCTGCGGGACGCTTTTCGGCAGGTCCAGAATCCACGGGAACTCGACCGGCTTGATGGCGTTGAACTGGCGGCGCAAGGCCGCTTCGTTCGGTTTCTCGCCCGCCTGATACTGGCGTTGCCACTCGGCCAGCGCCCAGTTGTAGGCGAACCGGGACGCGCCCACGCACTGGCGAAAGATCGCGGCTTGCGTCGCGTTCGGCTTGAGTTCGATGCGATGGGTTTTAATCAGGGTTCGCATTCCATTGCCTCCAGCATCCGCTGGGCGCGATGCTCGGCCGCGCGCTTGCCGTACAGGCGAGCGCACAGCGAGGTCAACACCTCGGTCACGTCGCGAACGAGGTCATCCTTGAGTTCGTCCGGGTCCATGACCAGGACCGCGCGGCCTTGCGCCGCGAGCGCGGATTCCACGTACTCGAAACCGAACCGCATCAAGCGGTCGCGATGCTCGACCACCAGCGTCTTGACGGCGGGTGACTTGAGCAACCGCATCAAGCCGCGCCGATGGCCGTTCAACCCGGACCCGACTTCCTTGACCACTTCGGCCACGCGCAATCCGCGTTTGGCCGCGAATTCGGCCAGCCTCGCGACTTGTCGGTCCAGGTCGCCGCGCTGGTCGGAACTCGACACGCGGGCGTACAACGCGACACCATCGCCGGCCGTCGATTCAACGGCATGGACGATCACGGTTCCCGTGGCGAGCTGTTCTGCGGGAACGGGGAGCGTTCCCGCTTTCCACATCCGCCACGCGGTCTTGTACGAAATCCCCTGCAATTTTGCCCACGCGCTTAATTTCATGCGGTATATTTTACCGCATTTAGGTATCGATGGCTATGAATAATTCAGCAGTTGGTCAACCCTACCATTACCTACGCCGCTTGCGTGCCTTGTAGGTGCCTTGCGCGGCGATTTTGACGGCTTTGCTGGCTCAAGGCTTGATAGGTCTCCGTCCAAGCAGGCGTAGATGTTGATCGGATGCGCGGTTTTCGGCTTGGGAGGACGGTAGCGGCGGGGCATTTCGTCTATCCTAAAAAGCCAAACATGCAAGTAGGTAAACGATCCAAACAAACAGGATTGGAACGATCCAAAACAGACG